CAGTTCCGAATCTGTCTTCATCAGCTTTTCTAGCAGCAAGAGAATAGGATGAAACACCGAGACGAATGTTCGGCCTTTGGTTTCTGAATCCCTTAAATAACCAAGTCTCTGAGCCGGCACTTTCTTCGCTTTAGGTGCAAACTCCTGATACTGGTAATATTTAGAATTGATCTCAATTACTTCCGCGCCGTCTTTTGAAGCAGTATTCGCTGCGACCTGGGAGAGCTGAATCGTGTCTGCACCGAGATACATGGTATATTTATCCCCGTCCTGCTCTGTGTCGTTTTCAATAAACTTTATCGGTAGCCGTACAATGAGATACTGAAGGTTCTCATTCTTATACTCAAACATAATCGCTTCTTGTGATGTAGCGATAAACGGATAAGGGCTGGCCTTCTCCTTATTGGAATCAAATGCATCAAACTCAGTGATCAGAAAAGCGTTCGGATCGATGTAGTTATATTCGATCATTGCCCATTCAAGATACTCCTCTAAAGATTTCTGTCCCCAATAAGTGTTAATCTTTAGTTCAAGATCAATTGCCTTATCTGTCCCTTTATAAAGAATCTCCCTGAGAAGTGGCGTTTTCCTAAGTGCTTTTTGAAATGGCAGTTGTGTTGAATTAAGTATCGAAGGCACAACAGATTTTGAGATCTCACATCTTTGTGCAAACTCCTCGTCAGTCTCACGGGTGACTATCTTCCTGAGCAGATCAGTAATCTCATCGCCCGTTTTCATCTTGTAGTACTTATCTGCAAGATCAATTACCCTTTTGTAATCCTGATGCGTGATTTCCTCTTTGATTACTTTTTTAAGTAATTCTAAAGCTTTGCCCTTATCCATTGTAAAAGTTTTTAAATAACTCAACTACCTGGTATTCTATTAAATCCCCGAAATGTCCATATTTCTGATATTTGTCGCCTGAATCTTTGTCCGTGACAATGTGCTTATCTTTCCCGCCGTCAAGAGCTTGTTTGGTGTACATCATGTCGGCAATCATCTTTTTGCAGTTCTCATCGAAATAGATTTGTATTGGAAGCTTCCCTTCAAAGATGAGATTCATAAAATCCCTTCGACCTGGCACTGAAGGATTACTGATCAAAGTCCTATCCGATACGTTATTGAGATACTTGCGCAGCTTGAATTCAATGACCTCGTAATGATGTTTGAAGTCTTTATTCATCGTTGTACGGTTATGACCCGAAGCATCTCCGTAATAGTAAAGACCCGCTTTGTGATTTGGATATCTCATCATGAACTCCTCACATACCTCCTCAGTTGAGTTGCGTGGGTTCTCAAGAGCTATTTCGTCAATAAAACGATCTTCCCATGTCTCACCGTTGCGGACAACCTGGCTTATCCCGCATGAATTATATGGCACCGAGTTCTGGTCGAATGATAAGTGAAGAGCTAGCGAAGGATCGTATTTAAATCTTTTTACATGCTTCAGACGGTTAAAAGAGCTGTAAAACTCACCTCCTGTTGTTACGAATGGATGACCATAGATAAGAGCCTTACCCCTTTCTTCAGTATTGTTGTCAAGAATATTGTTAATGTAGTTTATTCCGACATTATTAACGTTATGATAGGTAGAAGAGATCGTAACAAACTTATCATTGAATGACTTCTCAAAAAATGTTGTATCAGAAAATATTTTTTCGCTGATTTCATCAATGTATTTTTCAAGCTCAAACCACTCATTTATCCAGTCAACTTTTGCCGGGGAGGTAAGACAGTACAAAGGGTTCCATTGCTGATCTTTTGTTCCTGTATGACTAATCTTTCCATTAACCCGGAACATTCCCGGTTGCCGAAGCCTTGTTATAATAACCTCTTTAATGCCTTCCTCTTTTGAATCCTTCGTTTCATCAAGCAAAGCCCACCCAAACTCTTTTCCGGAATGTGCAAAGTAATTATCGAGCGATCCGGTGAATATCAACCCCCCATTACAGAATGAAATAATATTATTGAATCGGTCAAAATTGCGTTTACACTTAGTCCAACTGATTGGTGGTTCTTTCCCTGATACATAAACCCCGGAAGGGTTTTCTTTTGACCATTCAGTTACGCCAGTGCTTTCCCAGTATTCTCGAATTCGGAAGAGTGTAGATGTGTTGAGCTGATCGAAAGTATTCGCAGCTATAAAACCTCTTACTTCAGGGAAGTCAGCAATTAACTGTCTGGATTTTGCACCACCTAAATGCGTCTTCCCCGATCCGGTACCTGCCAAAAACAAATTAAGCGAAGCCACACTTCTTAAAATAGCTTTTTGTGGCTCACTGAACTTTTGTCTTATAACAGTTTCTTCCATTACTCAATGATTACTTTAGGAAGGTTGAGAAAATTAACATCTGCTATTGTTTTTATCGGAGCATCATAGCCCTGCAACTTACAAAGGCTATCAAGTGACTTTTGCTTATCATGAAGTGTAATTTTAACCATTTCAACATCAATGAATTTTTGATTGGCAGCATTCCTTCCTCCAATGTTTTTTGTCTCAACCGAAGATTCAATTGATTTTATACAGGCTTTTTGTTCATCTGTTAGTTCATTAAATTGTTTTCTCGTAATCCAAGTTTCGTGAAGGTGCGCAATGGATGAAAACGCAAGTTTTTTATGCTCACTGATGATCATTAGCTTTGAAATCCCTGCTATTTTTTCTAGATTGTTCTGAATCTCTGTGATATATGCTTTAATATTAGCATTCCTTAGCAATCTATTAGCATTAACGGCAGCAACATTACCGTTTTTTACATTTAAGTAAGCTACTTTATATGAGCGTGTTGCGTTCCAGTCATAAATATATTCCCGGCAAAACGCTTTTTGTTTTTCGGTTAATGGTTTTAATATGGGATTATCGAGTGCCATTTTTCTTCTCCCTGTTTAGCCTTTTATATTTTTCAGTCTCAGAATACCTCTTGAGGCTTTTGCTCTTAAACTTTTTGATTTTCTTTGGCCTTTTCATTTCAAAGTGATTTTTTTGTTAGCTTTCTTATACTGGCATCCTTGTTTATCAAGCCTTTCTTCTTATAGATTGCAAGTTCAAGTTTTGAGCAGGTAATCAGTTTGCCCGGAAGGAAAGGAAGCACGAATTGTTCTCTACCCATCTGATCCCATTTTCTATGCCACAACAACTCTCTTTTTGCCCGATACATACGAGCAAACCACTTATGGAAATATCCGTGAAAGATTGCAGGTTGCTTAATTGATCTGAAAATTAGTATCCGAACAGATTTTAAAAGCCCGATGAAAGCTAAATCTTTTACCCATTGCAGAATAATTGCCGGCTGTGCTTTCAAATAAATAAGTAGTCGTGTCATATCACTGTCCAATATTTACAATTAACATCATCTGTCTTAACGGGAAGTCCCGGGAACCAATTAGCCGGAAATACTGCTTTTGCCTTTGATAACCATGCGCCCCACCAACTGAAAGTGCTATTTGATCCGATAATGTATTCGGCCTTGGTCAATGTGTAAAAATCATCAATGGGTGTGCTACTTACATATTCGAAATCCTCTTTTATAGTATCCTTTGCTTTCTGAAGATCATCTGTAATAACAATTACCCTTCTATCCGGAAAGTGTTTAAGTGCTGCCATAAAATAGTCTCTTGTCATGTTATTAAACCCCATTGCGAGATATTGAGGGGCATAATTGCGGCAATGAATCATAATGCAATCCTTGTATGGCGATTCACCACGATCTTTTAAAGTGAAATAGTGCCTGATCAGGTCCGGGCAGTGTTCAAAATATCTTTCAGATTGCATGTAGCCCCAGATAGAGGAATTATCCGGTATGTTAAATCCTAAGAAATTACCTTCGGGGATATCTATGTAATTGAAATGCTGATTTAACACAGGAGGTAGCGGATTAACAAAATACTCCTGGTTATTCCATACCGGAAATCCATAGGAATAACCATTCTTTACTGCTATACCAATTGTTGAAGCAATAAAAAACAGGATGTTTCCAAAGGTATTGTCCCCTCTCTGGTCTGCCTTTGGCCTATTGTTAAACCATTCGTTACGAAATGTTATCATCTTAAATATATTGCATCACCCCAGGTTCCGCCTGTCCATTCGGTTTTTACACGCTTAAACTCGCTAAGAAATTCATCAAGTTGTTCGACCCTAGCGCAATTTTTATAAACTTCATCCCTGTT